GGTATGAGCTTAGACGATGCTTGTTATCTAATCCTAAACGGAATAAAAGACGGCTCTAGAGTGAGTGGTCAAGAATGTTCTTTAAATGTTGATGATGTCGCTGACTTGCTAGACGAAGATTTCGAGGCACTAAATAAAGTGCTAGAGATATTCTCTAACCAATTCTCTGCTAAATTTGAGACAGAGGGAAACGTGAAAGCTCCGAAAGGGGCGAAGAAGAAGAAGTAACTTGGGATAAGTTAGAGGCTATAGGTTATGGCTTCGGATTACTTCCTAAAGACTTTTGGGGTTTGACTTTCCACGAGTTTCTATGTATGCAAAAGGGCTACAATGATAGAGTAGAGAAAGAGCAACAATGGGAATGGGAACGAGTTAGATGGTTGGCTTGTGTTAATTTACAGCCACACACTAAGAAAGGGCAAAACCTAACACCACAAAAGCTCGTTAAGTTTGATTGGGAGAAAAAACAAGTAAAAACCGACATCGAGAAACAAAAGAAAAGGGCAGAATATATAAAAAAGAAATACGAATTGTTAAATAAAGACAATGGCACAGAAAACTCTTAGCGTAAAATTATCACTAAACGATAAACAATTCCAAAGCGCATTAAAAAAGTCTACTAGACAACTTAAAAAGTTTGGAGCATCTATGCAAAGGACTGGAAGAACATTGTCAAGAAATTTGACTTTGCCATTATTAGCTTTTGGTGTAGTTAGTGTAAGAGCTTTTGACAAACAAGCTAAAGCTATAGCACAAGTCGAAGCTGGTATTAAATCAACTGGTGGTGCTGCTGGTTTCACTTCTGAGAAGCTACAAAAGATGGCTTCTGAGTTACAAGCAAAGACACTATTTGGTGACGAAGAAATTTTAAAAGGTGCAACGTCTCAACTTTTAACTTTTACTAATATAGCTGGTGAGCAATTCGCAAGAACTCAAGTCGCTGCTTTGAACTTAGCAACTCGTTTAGATGGAGATTTAAAGTCAGCATCTATACAATTAGGTAAAGCATTGAATGACCCAATAGCAAACTTATCTGCTCTTAGTCGTAGTGGAATTCAATTCAGCGAAGAACAAAAGAAAGTAATAAAAGAACTTGCAGAAACAAATAGACTTGCAGAGGCACAAACTTTAATTTTAAATGAATTAGAGAAACAATATGGAGGAGCTGCTGAAGCGGCTGCACAAGCTGGAGCTGGAGGTTTTAAACAATTACAAAACACATTAGGTGATATTTCAGAAGATTTTGGAAAAATAATAGTAGAAGGAATAGAACCATTAAAAAATACTTTAAAATCTTTAGCTAATACTTTATCTAGCACATCAAAAGAAACAAAACAAAGTATGGTAATTTTTGGAGCTATTACTGCTATTTTAGGTCCAGTTTTAATAATTTTTGGACTTTTAATAACAGCATTTGCTACTGTTAAAAGTTTCATTTTAGTATCTTTAGTTCCAGCATTTAAAATGTTGATTAAAATATTAGCTAATCTAACTCCTCAAGGTAGAATTATTAGTGGTTTAATTTTAGCTGCTGGTTTTATTATTAGTCATTTTGAACCACTAAAAAAGACTTTTAATGATATAAAAGATTCTATCTTAGGGGTAAAAGATGCTAAAGAAGAACTAGATAAATCTTTAGATACTACAATACAAACTTCAACACAAAGCCCAGAAGATGCTAGGGCTAATATGATGAGGGCAATACAAGCTGGGGTAATTGGATTTAAACCAAAACCAATTAAAACACCATCAATACAAAGAAGTTCAATACCTGACTCTATAGAGCCAATAAAAGCGTTAAAAGTAGAGATTGCATCTATACCGAAAGTATTAGAAACAGTAGATGAAAAGTTTGAAGATACTTTCACTAAAATGGAAAGAATGGCTATGATGGTTTCTAGCACTATTAGAAACGCTTTTCTGTCTACTGCTGATACTTCTGAACAAAGTAGCAAAGATATGATTGCTTCTGCTAAAAATGCAGCAAGAGAGCAAATAAAAATAGCAATAGCTACTGCTGTTGCTGAACAAATGAAATCTATATTTGCATCTGTACCCTTTCCATTAAATTTAGCTTTAGCTGCTGGGGCTGGTAGTATTGTCGGTAGTTTATTTGCTAAGGTTATACCAGCATTTGCAGAAGGTGGATTAGTAACTGGTAGTACGCTCGGTTTAATCGGAGAAGGACCAGGAACATCAATGAGCAATCCAGAAGTCATTGCTCCCTTAGATAAATTAAAATCTATGATAGGAACAAACGGAGGCTCTACAGAAGTCTTTGGGACAATTAGTGGAGCTGATATATTACTAAGCTCAGACAGAGCAAGAAACAATAGAAATAGAACAAGAGGTTACTAATGGCGATAGATACTAGATTAGTAGGAGAATTTCAAAGCGATAGAGGCACTTATTACAAAGTCTCTATAATTGACACACAAAGCTCTACAGCTACTCAATATGATGTTGAGGTGGCTGGTAATGGTTTTGACTTAACATACCAAACAGATACAGACGATAGATTTACTGGCCTAATTCCCTCAGAGGTTAAGTTTACTATGTTTGTCAATGACCCTTTTAATAGTGCTAAACAAAGTATCTTAGACTCTATAAGAACTAGCGAATATAAAAGGTGGCAGTTAAAAATAGAATCTTCCACTAATGGAACTACTTATGGTTTATTTTGGGCTGGTAATCTATTAAACGAGATAAATCCAGAGGCTGACGAATCTCTGCCAAGACAATTTACACTTACTGCTATCTGTGGTTTAGCTGCTTTAGAAAACATACCATTTAATGAGGATGTAGCTTATGACTTAAATTTAGCATATACTTGTTATCGTTATGTATTCAACGCTATAAATACAGACATTAACACAGATAATAATTGGGCAACAGATGACCGATTTATCAGAACTATGGTAGATTGGACAAATTCACAAATACCTAGAAACAACGCAACAGACCCACTTAACAACACAAGATTTATATCTGCTACATTTGCTCCAGTCGATAACAATGGAGTGAGACAGCCAGAGACAGCTTTTAAGCTCTTAAATCAAATCTGTAAAGCATTTGGAGCTAGATTATATCTAAGTGAGGGGATTTGGTATTTTATACAAGTGAATACCTACGAAGAGATGGATAGTGCTGACCAATTTTATAGAGACTATAAGAAAGGAAACAACGGAAGCACTCACACTCCAGACTTCTATGGTACTATAGACTTAAACACTACAGAAGATGGCACTAACATAACTAGATTAGCTGGTAATAAGTTTGACTATTTAGGTATATTAAAACAAGCTGAAGTATCTTATGAGATGTTTGGAAGTTACGACTTATTACCATCAACAATAACTAACGCTAGTGGCACAAGTAACACAGTAAACAATTCTCTAGTAGCTTGGAACGGTTGGCGTTCTACTGGTGCTGGTTTTAATACTGACTCTGGTATCTATGGAGTAAACGATTTGACTACTTCTTCAGATTATGCTTCTTTTTATATGGGAGAGTTAGTAGTATTAGATGGACAGACAATAAAAATAAATAGAACATTTAATAGAGCTATCAATGCTACTTACGCTAGTTGGGGATTTACTGACAATCAATCAATACTATTTTATCACAGATTAAAGTTAGACGATGGTGCTGGAGATGTTCGCTATGCTCGTTCTACTTATACTAATGATGGTCTAGCACAATGGACTTCTAATGATGTTTGGGGAAACGCTCCAGATTACAACGTGCCTTATACTATATTTGGTGCTTCTGAATTATTTAACGCTACACCAAACGTCAATAACGATTTAGGCTCTTTTGTTTTAAACTTTGAGACTGCTCAAGTGCCTATAGCTGGAGACTTATATTTTGAGTGCTACGCAAAAGTATATTATAACTATGGTCAAAACGACCCAGATACTGGCACAGAAATTACATCTGCAACAGACCAAGCTAAATTGTTTATATATTCAGCTCCAGAAAACTCAGCAGACCAAATATTCCAAATCTATATAAACGGAGAAAGTACATCTAAGCAAATCTTCATAACATCACAAAACATAGCAAACGGATTAACTTATGAAGTTGGCGATATATTAATAGGCTCTGGACCAACTGGAACGAATGTCGGTAGATTACAATGTTATAATAATACGTCTTGGGATGATGGCACTAATATAACTTGGGTTGCTTACGGTGCTGGTACAGGTAAGGCTATCTCTAAGCTATTACTTAATGAGATAATGGCTGGACAAAATGAAGGTGCTAGAGTCTTTGATGGTGCATTAAAAATATTGACTAATAATGTAAGCACTAATGGCTATAAATTTCACAATGGTATTACTATAGATAGCTCTTTGTTCGTGCCTTATCAGACAACGTTTATAGCTAATGAGGATACTTGGCAAGGCGAGTGGTACGAAATAAATACTAATACTACTACTTTGACTGATGAGACTGAAGCTGAAACATTAAACACTAACAATACAATAAACACTAATAGCTGGTAATGAGTTTACAAGGATATTTAAATAATCAAGTCTTAGCTACAGTTTCTGTTTCATCTACAACAGCTACTACTACTTTTTTACAGATATATAGTCCAACTATGTTAATGGCTACAAGTGGCGAAATAGTAAAGATTATACACAAAGGAACTGGAAGAGAATACAACGTGACTTTGACATCTGATTTAACTACTACAAGCACTAGAGTAGAGTTTAGCTCTACTACATTCGATACTATTATACCAGAGGGAAGCATTATAATACAATCTAATCTAGATAAATGGGACACTATATTTAGAGATTATACTATAGTAACTCATAAACTTTATGAGTCTGGTAATACCCACGGAAATACAGCTTTGATAAATCCTAGATACCCTAGTGTAATGGATATAGATGGTGGTAGCACTTGGTCTGATGGAGATAGCTTAGTTAATTCATATGTAAATAATAGCATATTTAGAAGTCCACACAATGGCTGTAAAATAGAAAGAATAACTTGGGATATAAACACAGATTCAACTACTGGAAACAATGGAGTTTTCGAATTATGGAAGAAGAGGATAACTGAGAACGGAAATAATGCATCCTTAATAACATTAGTAGATAGTTTTGCTTTTACATCTCAAAACGATGTTAACTATGTATTTAATAGAGACGTACAACTAACTAATACACTTTCTGCTACTGAATGTCTAATCCCATCTTTTAGAAAGACTGGAAGTACAACAAGCAGCGATAAATTCTATGCAACAATAACGCTATTAATTAGCACAGACCCAAGACAATAATGAAAAATATAATAAAAGAATGTGCTGACGTTCTAACTCTTAATATAACAACATTAGCTATAAGTTTTACTGAAGTTGAAATGCTACTAAAGATTATACTTTTAGTTTTATCAATTATCTATACTGCTGACAAGCTAATTAAAAATCGTAAGAAAAAATGAAAAAAATTATCTGTAATATTATAAATAAAATAAGTTTTAGAAAAATATGTTTAGGTTATTGTAATTGTATTTTAAAATGAAATACTTTAAGATAGAGGAGTTTAATTGTGATGGTGTTATCTGTTATGATAAAATGGAATCTAATCTTTTAAGAATGTTAGATGAGGCTAGAGGCTACGCTAACACTCCCTTTAAATTGACTAGCACTTGGCGAAGTGTTGAGAAAAACAACTCATTAAAAAATAGCTCTAAAAACAGCAGTCATCTAAAAGGTAGAGCTGTAGATATTGCTTGTGCTGATAGTGTTACAAGACAAAAGATAGTTAGTGGATTGATAAAAGCTGGATTTACTAGAATTGGTATCTCTAAAAACTTTATACACGCTGACAATGACGATAAAACTGATGCAATATGGCTTTACTAAAAAAATTATTTAATTCTGGTGCTAAAGAACTTGTAGACTCTGTAGGAAATGCTATTGATAAAATACACACATCAGCAGAAGAAAAAGAACTAATAAAATCAGAGATAGAAAAACACATTTTTAATTATGAAGAAAAAATACAAAAAGAAGTTACAAAACGCTGGGAGTCGGATAACGAAGGTGACAATGTATTGGCGAAATCCGTACGCCCTCTTAGCTTACTTTTTTTACTTTTTGTTCTTACTATATTTACTCTCGTTGATTTTAGTTTTATTGACTTAGATATTAAAGACTCTTGGATTGACCTATGGCAGCTTTTAGCTATTACTGCTTTTGGAGCATACTTTGGGGGAAGGTCGTACGAAAAGATAAAAAGAAAATGAAAGACTTTAAGAGGTATAGACTTAAAGAAGATGAATGGAAATTAGTAGACGAATATAGAAACGATAAAAAAAGACAATCGTTACTAGCTGATGAATGTAACGAAGTTGGTATAGATGTCGGCTCTGTTTCTCATTATTGGTATAAGAGTCAAAAGTTCTCAATATTTGCTAAACCTAATGAATATACTAAAGATGAATTTTTACAATCTATTGAGGAGCTTATCTCACAATACTCTCCTAAATATCCCTCCATTAATTATCCTACTCGACAAGATGGTCACTTACTCATAATAAATCCAGCAGACGTTCATATTGGTAAGTATGCCGATGCTAGTGAAACTAAAGATGAATATAATATAGACATAGCTAAGAACAGAGTAAGAGATGGAGTAAAAGGTATTTTAAGAAATGCTGAGGGCTATCCTATTGAACGTATATTGTTTTGTATAGGTAATGATATACTACATACAGACAACGTACAAGGAAGCACCACTAAACTTACTCGTCAAGATACTGATGGTAAGTGGCATAAACACTTTACAGAGGCTCTAGAGCTTTACGTTGAGGTAGTAGAAATGTTAATGCAGATAGCTCCAGTTGATTGTGTTCACTCTATGAGTAATCACGACTATATGAGTGGCTTTCATTTAGCACACGCTCTAAAGGCTTGGTATAGAAATACAGAAGCTGTTAGCGTAGATGCTGAACCAATGCACAGAAAGTACTATAAGTATAAAAATAGTCTAATAGGATTGACTCACGGAGATGGTGCTAAGTTACCTAACTTACCTTTGCATATGGCACAAGAAGAACCTAAGATGTGGGCTGATACAAAATATCGTTACTGGTATTTACATCATTTACACCATAAACAACGATATAAGTTTTTGACTAGCTTTGATAATGTAGGTGTTACTGTGGAGTTCTTACGCTCTCCAAGTGGCTCAGATGCTTGGCATTTTACACAAGGTTATACTGGTAGCATTAAAGCTGTAGAGGGCTTTATACATAATGAATTTGGACAAATAGCACACTTGACACATATTTTTTAATATATTTGCAACGTTTTTGTGTAAAACAAAATAGTTTTTTACTTGTTTATTAGTTTGTTTTAGGGGGATATTTAAGCGAATATCCTCTTTTTTTATGCCTTTAATTAAAAAACTTTAACATTTTTTTACTCTAGTAAATGAAAAAAAATACACTTTTTTTGTTAAAAAGTTTGCACAGAAGTTTTGAATGTATTACTTTAGCCAAAGAATTTAACAAACTAAAACACAAAACAATGAAAACTTTTGAAATCAATAAAATAACAAGAATCACAAACAATACTGCAGAATATGGTTTTGGAGATTACACTGATAAAAAATATGTAGTAGTAGCAACTATAAAAGCTGATAACATTAGAAAGGCACAAGCAATATACAAAAGAGAATATGATAAATCAGCTACATTTAACAGATGGTCTAATCACTACGCAATAGAAAGATAACAACAATGGGGAGAGCAATCTCCCCTTTTTAAAACAACTAACAATGCAAGATTTACACAAACCAACTTACTTAGATGCTAAGATGGAGCTTGGAACTCAAGTACAATTCTTTAGCTTTACATTAACTCAATTATGCTCTTATTTAATGGTTTTAGCGTTTCTAACGCTTCTTCTATTAAATTTGATACCAACATACTACACAGAGGTATTAAGCCTTTATACTGGCTCTTTTATAACTATGGTAGTATTTTACATTAAATATGGAACTAATTAAACTAATATGGAAGATAGAAAAGAACTAATAGAAAAACTAAGAGTAACGGCAAATCGCATAGAAAGAAATAAACTAGATTATCGTTATGCTTGTGACAGAATAATTTTAGATAAATTATATGAGGAACTAACTCAGACTTTTAATAATTATCTTAAAATTAAAGATGAAAATAAAAACAAAGTTAAATCAATTAAATTTATGAATTATGGAAAAAGTAGTAAAATCAGTTAAACAAGTAGGAGATTTTGAATCTCAATATGGACACTTCTACAAGTGGTTATTAGAGTTTGAATGTGGATTTAAGGGTGAATACCTTTCCAAAACAGAAACTCAGAACAAATTCATTGAAGGTCAGACTGCTTCAATAGAAGTAACAACAAGAGATTATAACGGTACAACAATCAACAAGATAAAACCAGCTTCTACGTTTCAAGGTGGAGGCAAAAGCTATACACCAGCTCCTAAAGACAACAAGACTCAAGAGTATATCATCAAGCAGAACGCTTTAACTAACGCTTGTAACATAGTAGGAGAGGCTGATATTCCTAAGATAATAGAAATAGCTGACGCATTCAAAGAATACGTTTTAAACGATGTTAAACCAAAATCAACAAACAATGGCACAGACTTACCTTTTTAGTAAACAATCACGTGACGAAGTTTATGAACACGAAACTAGCTACTGCTTTAGACTAAGACGTGGCAAAGGTTGGTTACACTTAAACAAGAAAGCCACAGAGCTTATTGAACACGATGACCATTTCGAGCTTAGACTAGCAGACTGGTATATTAATATAGGAGATAAATATATCTCAGAAACAATAATCAGACAAGAGCAATGTCAAGAGCTTCAAGAATGGTATTTAAAAACTAAGATAAATGGATAAAATAGATAGAGTAAAAAAAGTTGTAAGCTATGTAACTAAAATGTCAGAAAAAGAACTGTTATC